AAATCTCATTTTATTTGCTTGTGATAAATTAAATGTTCCTACCTCCAATTGTCTTTTACCAGTGCTGTCAGTAGCAGCACCTTTAAATTCAATGTATCTTTGTATTTTAGTTTGAGTATTATATGGAATAGCAGTACCACCTACAAATCCCACAACACTTCCAGTTCCTGTACCAAATTCTCTTTGATTAATATTAGGATCAGTTGATGATTGCCATACATTATCAATGAAAGGACTACCTATAGGATTACCATCACTATCACATTCATAATATCTTCCTGCTGGTGATGTAGTTCCACCTGGTACTGTTGTTCCTTCTTCTTGTCCAAAGTAAATTACATCTATAGTTCCTCCACCTCCATTAAGACCTTCTCCACCACCATTTCCAGCAGCTTGTAAAGTATATGTAACTGAAGTAGCAATACCACCACCAAATGATAAGTTAAGGTTACCACCTTGTCCACCACCACCACCAGTGTTGTCATAATATTCAGTGACATTTGAGAATTGTATTTTTACATATCCTCCAACTGTTGGGAGTGAACCTAGTTCATCTTCTGACACTGCACCAACCCAATATGATGTTCTATATGCAGATATACCTCTTGTACCACCAGTACCACCACCATTACCATTGTGTCCGACACCCGCTTGTCCACCGATACCACCAGAAGCAGCATTAATAACACCACAGGCGGATCCACCTCCACCTCCACCTCCAGCAGTACAACCTCCACTGGAACCAGAACTACCATTTGCGAAATCTAAAGCTCCAGCACTTGCTACCAATCCTTGTGTAGCTCCTTGTGCGTTACCACCAGGATAGCATCCATCAGTAGTTCCACTACCGTTGTAACCACCACCTGATCCTCCGCCACCGCCACCGCCACCAGCTCCAGCGATTAAAACTCCATTAAGAAATATACCAGATGCACCACCACCTGATCCTGCGGTTGCACCATTTCCCCATGTACCTTGTCCACCAGCTCCAGATAAACATCCAGTAGCACCAGTAACACCTGGTGTTATACCACCTGGTTCAGATCCATTACCAATACCACCTGGCCAATTGTCCCATGGTAGTCCTGTGGCAGGGTCATTACCTGGCGTTCCTCCAACAGTGTTTCCTTGTCTAGTGTTAAAACCAGCATTACCACCATTTCCTAAATCCCATTCCAGTGTTCCAGCTGTTGCTGCTATTGCACCAATTAATCTCGCACCTCTACCACCATATCCACCATTAGCACCAGTTTTGCCTGATACTGTGGTTGGCCAACCTGTCCATGTAGATGAACAGTTAGATCCTGAGTTAGCATTACCAGCACCTCCACCAGCACCTGAGATTTCAATTGATATGCTTCTACTTATTTCACCAGCTGCTGGTGATGGTATTGTCCATGTGCCATTAGAAGTATATGTAGTTACTGGATCAGTATTACTTACACTTTTTATTTGTGCTGTTCCATTACCACCTGTTGATTGTGCTCCTGATGGAATAGCACCAACAACACCACCACCAAGAGAAACATTAGAACCTGTGCCAGGTATTCCACCATTATCTCCAGCGTCACCAAGAGTTTGATTAAAATTAAATCGTGTATCATCTAATAATGCTTGTGGAATTATAAATGATCCTCCAGAACCTCCAGAACCTCCGCCTGATCCTGATGTTCCACCGCCACCACCTACAGCTCTAATTGTGTAAAATGTTCCATCAACAGTTATACCAACTTCAGCATATCCGCCATTTTGACCATCATTGTCACTATCTGCACCGCCACCACCAGGTGCATTCATAGTAATACTACATCCTGATATTTGTCCTCCACTAGCATCTGGAACTGATATAATTCCCCCTTGTGGTGTAGTAAACGTAGACTGTGATATAACAAATGAATTGCCAGGTATATCAAATTGTATTTGTTTACCACCAACTAATGTGGTATTGTCTACAACATATGCTCTTGGTGCTATTACGACCTCTGTTTCTGTAAAATAACCATTTGCTAATTGTACTGTTATACCAGTGCCACCAGCTGTTGCTTGTTGTGGTGTTTCTCCATCTCTTGGTCCTACACTAAATGAACCAAGTCCAAATCCTGTTGCTACTATAGTAAAATTACCACTAAATTCTGATGGTGTTGCTTGATTTATGGTTATAATATCACCAATTGAAAGATTATGATTTCCATCACAATTTACTGTTATTAGATCAGTAACAGAATCGTAAGTAACAGATAGAACATTTATTTGTGGTGCTTCTGATATCATATACTGATATTGTTGACCACCAGTGGTTCCTAATTTATCACCAATACCATTACTATTACCATATGTTGCTGTCAATGAGTTCTGTAATGGTACGCCAATTAAACCATGTGAGTGACCTAACGCCTGTCCAGCAGATCCTGCTGGTTCAAATAAATTGACATTTGCTCTAGTAGTTACATAGTTTACAGCAAACTTATCAACCTCGACAGTACCTAGTTCTGCTAATTTTGTCTGATCAACTTCTACTGTCAACATCCTATGACTATGTGTTGGTGGAAATGGAAAGACGTAATCATCCATAGGTCCTATCTGATACTTGACAGTTCCTGTAATATATGCAGAAATATCTGCTGCTATACTATTATATCCTGTAGTTTTTACATCACCAATAACAAAGAAATCTCCACTATTGATCAATGTATCTTTTGGTATATACCACTGTCCACCAATCTGTCCAACAGAGTTATTAATTGCGTTCTCTGGTGTTGATGTTCCTGCTCCGTTGACGTTACCAAATCCAAGTATCTTTCTTTGTCTATAATCTGGTAGATTAAATGTTCCAATATTGTATGGATAATCTTGTAAATTATATGATTTTTGTACAACAATATCAGGATGTATAGCAGGACCAGCACCACCAATCGCAATAGATCCATTCATCGCAGCATGAGTCTGACAATTATAGTAAAGAGTAACTCCTGATAAACCAGATGTGTAAAGTGTTACTACACCAGTTGTTGCATCACCAGCACCATTTCCTACTACACCATTACCACTACCAGTATAATTTGGAAGTTGATTGGCAGTTCCATTAGAATTTACAGTTTTGATTAAGAATGGGTGACCAGTTATATTAACATTAAATTGAATTATATCACCCACACCAACAGTAACAGTAGGATTATTACCAGAAACAGAACCATCTCTATCATTACCAGTCAAAACATATGCGGTATCACCTGTATTAGTAACATCAATCACATGTGATGTAGGAGCATTAGAACCAGTTGTAAATACTATGTTATAATCAGATTGTGTTACTGTTGTTAAATCAACGCTATCTGGTAATACTAACTCATATGCAAATTCATTTGTTTGTGCTTGTGCAGTAACATCTTCTGTTGGTTGTATTAATTGATAGAATGTAGTTTGATTGAAAATACCAGTGATTGGAAATGATCCATATGGATTTGTTCCAAGAGAAAATCTAAACACTGCACCATATGGATATGGTCTTTTTACATTTGCTTTGTTGTTAGTAGAGTCCCAATAAAATTGAAAAAATAGTTTATTGTTTATAATATATGATCTTCTTAAACCACCAGGTTGTGCTGGTTGAGTTATATTTTGTGCAGCAGCACCACCATAAGTATTTTTAATGATGCTGTATAATTCTGGATAATCACGAATCAATAATGATTTACCATCACAATATAAATGTTGTGGATATGTATACTCAGGATCTTGTGATGCTAAATTAAGATCAGCAAACACAGGAAGAACTGTTCCGACAGGAGAGTGATTTCCAGTCTTATCGGAATAATAATTAGCGTATGAATTCCTGTATGTTGCCATTTTAATATTTAATTAAAAATTCTTGAACTAAGAATGGTTGTATAAAACCATCTGCTTTATTTTCTGTGTTAACATCTATAGTGACTGTTGATGTTATTGCATCAGCAGGAATATAGGTTGGTTTTGTTACCACATTCCATGTATGTGCTTCTTGATTGAATGGAACAAAATGTTTGTGTATACATTCATTACCAAATTCCTCTACATCAACCACAGTATTATTAAGTGCACCATATGTAACAGAGTTTGCTTGTGAATCAAACGGAACTTGAGTTGCTGCTGCTACTAGACTTGGTGTATAATTAGGTCCTACCTTAGAATATATGTTACCTCCTCTAATAGCAGGGTTAGCATATCCATCACAATCTGATCCTCCAATAGCACATGATCCTGTAGTTTTACAGGTCATTTCACCAGTATAAAGAATGTTTCCACAAAATCCTGTATGTGGTTGCTGATCTTCTCTATAGTATATTGGAAATCCTGTTTGATTTCCAACAGTTGAACATCCAAACTGTAAGATATTTCCTGTTGGTATTCCATTTCCATTAGAATTTAACTCAGGAATATCGCCAGGTATTAAACATTTATATTGTTGATCAAATGTACAACCAGTCCAACAAGCACCATACCACTCATATAATTCTTGTGAAGAACCACCAAAAAATGAGAAACCACAGGTGTTTGAATCATTTTGTGGTTGAACTGCAGTAATATTTTTAGATGCTGTTGCTTTACATAATTCTTGTCTTGTGTTATTTGCCCATGGCATAATACACAAAGTAGATTTAGATGTATATGAGTTTCTACCAAATAAACCAAATTCAGTTGAAGGTGATGCAGTTCTTGATCTCTTGCCATCATGGAAATGAGCATGTGGTTGAAATTGATTTTGTAATACTTCTGTCTCTTCTGTATAGTTACCACTAGACTTAGCAAAACCAGGTTGACCAGTAATTTCAATCGTCTGTGCTGGTAAGAAAAAATTACCTTGATATTGTATCTCGTATGATGTACCTATGTTACTACTAACCTCTAAACCAACACCTGACTTTGTTATCTCTTGGTTAGCATCGTTAAACAAATATGTATCCTGATAATCTCCTAAGTTAGAAGAAAATGACGTCTTGGTAGATTTAGCACCAAGATCAGGTACTTGAAATTGATTATCAAGTAAATTTGTATCTGGTTTTTTATATCTACAATTTGTTCCTGTACCTAGTACAGTAGCAAGTTCTGGAAATAATCCAGCATCATAAACTGATCCATCACATCTTAAATAACCAGCAGGAAGAGTTTCATATATTGTTGGATCCTCTGGATCTGATGATGTTAATTGATTAGACCAGTTTATAATAGAACCAGTAAGTGTTCCTACTTTTCCCTTTTCTTTTGAATATAATACTGCCATTAGTATGCTCTGATAATATACAAAGTGACCAAGGATGGTGTATTAGGATTTACCTGTACACTAAGTGCCCTGTTAACATTGATAGGTTCTATGTTTCCAGTAGTCATATTATTTATGAGTATAGTAGTAGGGATATTCATCTGTCCTTTAGTCATTGATATATCAATCGTGAAGTGATTGTGAGATCCTAAACTATTAGACGTAAATGCATCACCATTATGATTTAATGTAACAGGATAAGGATAATCTCTTCCTACTCCAACTGCACCATAATAATCGTTTGGATCTGTCGTTGGTGGTACAACACCACTGCCTCTTCTTGCTAAAGGAACTTGTTCAGATACATAAAAATTTCTTTGTCCTAGATATGAACCAGGTGGTGGAAATGGTGCAGTAACAGCTGGTTGTTGCACCTGTGATGTGCATGAGTTATCATCAACATATTCATTAGTAAATGCATATGTTGAAACAACACGATCAACAGTTGGAACTATTGGTATAACATCAGATGCTGCACCAAAATGTTGATGATTATTGCAATCAACTAATGATGTTGCTGATGGATCATAAGCAGTCCAAGTAATTGTACCAGGATTATAACTATCTGCTAATGGTTCTATGTTAGTAAGTCCTGCATCAGAACCAGTTCCATACTCATTATCTTGAACATCAAATCTTCCCGCTTCAAATACACCTAGATAACTACCAGCTAATTCTACAGATGGATAGAAACTATTTGTTGGTCTTGGATGAGTGTGTGGTGCAGTATGTTCAATACCTAATTTTCTTGGTATAGTTCTAATAGTATCAAAAAATGACGGATCTTCGATAGAAATACCCTTTATTTTTCCTGATAATTCTGCTTCAACATTTGATGTAAACTGTGCATCAATATATGATAATACATTGGATACTGGTTGTTGACCCTCAAAACCATTTAATGAAACATATTGTCCAAATATACTTAGTTCTTGTCCTGTTAATAAATTACTTTCTAAATCTATGAGTACTTGTTGATTTAATAATGGTAAGTTAAAAACATCGTCATCATTATAAGATGGATATGAATTAGTTATACCAACGAATGGTTGACCAGCTTCTACCACAGGACCATATAAAT